GATTACCCCCTGGATCTGATTTCAGGCGTTGGGTGTGGATCACTATTGCACCGTTCGTGACACCATTCCGGTAGGAAGAAGTCGAAAACATGATAAATAGCGCCAATTGCCTGCACGTTCTTTTTGCGCAATGCAGATACAGACTGGTTAAATGAACCGGCTGTTCCTTCACCATCGAAGAAGATGTGTTTGTGGCCTGAAAGTTTGCCTAATTCGAGCATTGCTGGCTTTAGGTGATCGAGAGACGTGATTGGATTACCAGTACGAGAAAGGAAGTTAACCTCTTCCTCGTCAACAATAACCTCGCAAATTACTCGCAAACCATCGAGCTTAAGACTGCCAATCATCGGCCATTTTGCTTTAGGATTTGGCTTGAAGGGGTATTTGTCGCCTTTTTCTTTATACGGTGACGCCAGCTGCACCTCGAATTTCGGAATGGGATTTTCAAAAACCTTGTTGCATAGGCTAATCCCAACACCTGCTTTCGGGTCTTTTAAGAGGAAACGACGGAACACGTCCTGCCCATCGGCGCACATTGACGCCACGATAGACTCAACAGCTGCTATTGCTGCGTTCCCCGTCAGCTCGCGAGAGGCCAGCTTATTCAGTACATCAATGGCTTTTTCGTCACTTGGGACGGACTCACTAAGCGGCTCTGCCACTTTGTATTTCTTTACCCCAAAACGGATGAAAGGGTTGAGCATCAATGAAACCATGCTTTGTTCAAAGTCATCCATGTTGGCCAATGCCTCTTTTTTTGCATTGGTTCCCATAGCTTTCATTTCGTCCAGCTTATGCTTAAGTGCGATCAACTTTTTCATTGTTGTTTTGCCTCCATATGTTGATCGATTTGCTCATGTGTTTCTTTTGTTGTTTCTTCAAGCAACGCCGCATACACGTCAGTGATCGCTGTTTGTGATGTGGCGCTCTTCTTAACCATGCTACTAATCGTTACACTGTCACGTTTTCGTTTTATAGTTCTGGCTTGTTTATTCCGTTCTTCAACCTCCTTAATGAGTGCGGTCATATCTTCGAAATACAGAGATTCTCCTTTACGAATCTCTTCAACCATCATTTTTAACGCCTTGCATTTGCCTGCTTTAATAGCGGTTGCGCACGACTGGAAAGAAGTTCGAGGAAGACGGTTTTCTTTGAAGGCAAGAATGGTGTGCTGGCAAACGGAATAGCTGCAATATGCCGACTCACCGTTTATCTTTACTTCCTCACAACGAAGTGAATAACCGTTATTTCCTGAAATAGAAGGGATTTTTGACAAATCAGCTTTCACAATTACCGCCAGAAATAATCTTGTGCTTACCTATCATTATTTGCGTAAAAAACGACACACAGAGAGCTTACCAACTTCCCCAGCTAATCATCTTGCGCTGATCGCTTTCTAAGCGATAGGGGGCAAGAAGCTCTGTGACATGATTGGTGGCGTATGATTTGGCCTCTTGCTCTATCATCGGTAATTCGTTAGCAATCCTGACCATCTTCCCAGCAAATTCCGCCATTACGCCATCACACGCCTTCCCCGCATCAACAATGATATGCACAAGATCCAACTGGCTTTTGCACATGTCGCAAAGAGTCGAATATTCGCTCTCCCTGATTAGGTTTACAGCATCATTAGCCCCTTTATTAATCAAAACCTCCAACAGATTTGTCGGGGTGACGAAATCGGCTTTCAGAGACAATGTTGGTTCAGCTTTTACCGACAGCAAGTAATCTTCAAAGTTTTGCTTGTCTTCCAGCAAAGCTAAACTGCGCATAGCTCGAATTGATTCTCGAATGACGGCTTCAATATGTTCGTCACCTGGAGGACAGATAATGGTATCTGTATAGATGACTCTGCCATCAAACCACGCCCCAACCTGCACTTTTAGAGTTCGTAAGTTTTCTTTGCGTACAAAAACAACTAATGCAGAACGTCGTGCATGTGCAGGTTCGCCCCATACGCGCAACTTAACCTTCAGATAAGGTAGCCCCGGTAGCGGGATCTCGACTAAACGAGTGGCGATATGATCCATTGCCGTATTGACGGCTTTTTTAATGATGTCTAGCCGATTGCTCTCGCTGATTTCTAAACCAGTTTTATCAATGATGTCGCAGGCTAATTTCTGAATTTCGTCTTTCATACCAACTCCTAGCTAACAGATGGCAGTATTCTTACACACTAATAAGTAATCATCTACTTATCTTTTCGGCGATTGGGTATGCTGACAGTTAAGCTAAATTGAAGTAACCTTACCAATCGGTGATTACAAAGCCTTACACCGAGTAGCCACAACCACCTAACCATCTTGTGAAAATCCAAAAATGAAACATTTCAAACCAATATCTTTCTTTATGTTGTCGCTATTACTTGTTTCGGGGAGTGCACATGCCTATGAAATACAAAAGCTGATCGATGCGGCAAAAGCAGGCGACGTTGAGTCACAGAGTGCTTTAGGTATCGACTATATGAAAGGTATTCATGGTGTCGAAAAAAACTACGATGAAGCCAGAAAATGGCTTGAACTGGCGACTTCTAAGGGGAACAAAGAAGCGTTTAATGCTCTAGGTATAATGTATGCCCTTGGGTATGGGGTTGATAAAAATTTCAAAAAGGCAGAGGAACTCTTTAAGAAAGCTGGTGATGCAGCTGGAGGCAACTCTTATCACAATCTGGGTGTTATTTATCATAAAGGACTTGCGGGTAAGAAAGACCAAAAACTTTCCCTGAAATATCACAAACTTGCAGTAGAGGCTGGCGATCCTGAATCTGCGTCATATTTAGGACAGTTATATTATGTTGGCGCAGGCGTGCCAAAAAGCTACAAAAAGGCAATAGAGTATTATAAAAAAGGAATCGAACTAGGCAGTGCATCTGCATTGGCGAATCTTGGCATTATGTATGAGTATGGTGAAGGGGTTAAAAAAGATTATAAAAAAGCAGCTGAGCTTTATCAGGCAGCTTGCGATAAAGAAGATAAAAATGGCTGTGATTACATTGCAGAACTAAAAGAAAGCGGTAAATACCAACCATCAGCAGCAAGATCTAAAGCAAAATCCTCCACTCAACGACTTATTGCTAAATCCATTGATAAAGGCGTTAACGCAACATTTACCTGGCAGGGTGATGATGCCACCTTCACCGCTAATGATGGCAAAATTGACTGCACTTTCCTAAAGGATTTTTCAGAGAAAGGAGGCAATCTGGCTACCTCGTTTGTTTGCACCGATAACGTTCAAATCATCCTGAAGCAATTCAGAGATACCAAGAATGCCTACCTCGCGGTAATGACTGACAACTTCAACACAGAAGTTAAATCATTTTCGGTCAATGTTTACGTGACTAATACTGGTTCAAACTAATGCTGCTATACCTTTTACCTTGCTTAAAAGTTCAAGCTGTCGTGAGTAAGGTTTTGCGCAATAGTAGGCTTTGATAATCTGCCCCGGTGTCGCATCGCCGGGGTCGAGTCCTTCCTCGCCCAAACACGCAACTTTGACATTAAGACCAATACTGGTCAATCGCCTGGCTGCGGCCATCGTGTTGCGTATAGCTTGCTTTTCACTATCCCACATCATGATCACATTACGTAACCCACGCGCCTTGAGCGTCAGGAACGCGCCTAACTGATCTTCTGCATCCTGAGTGGTGTTACCAGATAGATGCATCCCGAACGTTCCTATCGGTTCCACGTAATCACGTAATGTTTCTTCATCAAAAATAGCTCGTTTAACTCCCATAACATCGAACGCACCCTCACAGACAACTACAGTCTGTTTGCCAACTGCATTATGGCCGTTGTAGAGAAACTTACCTGAAGCTGGAAGCTGCATAGGAAAGAGGTAGCGGCGGTCTGCTGTACCGGTAATGTCTCGTCCCTGAAATGTCTTCATTACCCCATCCAGATCGTAAACCGGTATCAGTACTCGCATATCGAATATCTGTCCTTTTACCTGATCTGTATACGGATCTACATAAGCGTGCTTGCCTTCGACGCAGTATCGTAGGTCAAAATACTTTGCCATTTCAGGCGATATGTTTCGTTCAACCAGATAGTCTGGAAGACGGCCATCTATAGGAAGTTCGTAATGACGAGGGAGTGCAAGTGGTCCCTCTAACTCGACTGTGCTTGCAAGCACTATCTCTTCTTTCTTTGGTGCCCACCCCTGGGAAAGAAGAGCGTTCTGCACATATTCCTCGAACTGTCGTCGTGATTTACCGCTGTAGTGCTTGAGGAAGACCAGCTTATTGAACTGAATCTCTTCGGGATGATCACCAGCAAAGCATTTGCCGACGCCACTGGTCAGATTGAAATATACCTTCCAGTTGGAGCTGCCGCATACCGGACACTCTTTGATATTCACTTCACGACCGCGAGAACTCACGCCTCCACGTCGATAAACGATACCTTCAGTGTCCAACCATTGTTCAAAATCTAATTCGGTAATTATCTCTTTCAGCTCGCTCACGATAATTCCACTTTTAACAGGCAATATTGTGACCAACCTAAATGTTGATATAACATAAAGGCTCATGTGTTTTTCTTTTGTGGTTTGGCAAAAGAAAAGTTGTTTCACCAATGAATCAAGCGTGGAGGTGTTCTCCACGCTTATTTTTTAGGTAACGTCTAAGATTCGCTCAATGAAGCGCATTTGTTCGAGGTTTTGTTTAACACGAATGCTGATCCCTCCCTGCTGGTTACGTGAACCAGCAAAGTAGAGACGAGCCTCTCCTTTCGCTTCTTCTTCTTCGGTTTTGTTGATCGTTATTACCAGGTCAGCAATACGTACTTTTTCGATGTTGTCGGCGGCGTGCATCATTGTGGCAACTTCTGACGCGCCACCTTCACGGTTTGTCTGCGATGCCGTGATTCCAGCAACGTTATGTTTGTCATAAAGAGCACGTAAATCGGTGTAGATACTACGAATGTTGGCGCGATCATCACGAAGGTCATAACTGGCACGCATCAAATCTGCGTAGTCGACAACAACCATGTCAGGCACCATGCCGTTGGCTTTCATGCTGTTAAGCATACGGTCCAGATCTGCCGGTGACATACTTCCTGACGGACGCTCAACCACCCACAAACTACCAATCCCCTTCGTGGCTCCCAACTCTGCCAACTTACGATGAACCTCATCGCGCCGTTCCACCAGCTTGGACATTTCCGTCTCCGACAATCTTGCATCAAAACGGTCGGATAAAATGGTGGTGTGAACCTCCAGCGAGAGATACAGAACATTGTAGCCAGCAAGCGTTGCGTTTATGGAAAACTCACCCATTGCGGTCGATTTACCGGATTTAGCGAACCCCATGAAGAGCACCATTTCTCGCTTCGCCCAGCCTTTTTGGTACAGCAACCTATCGAGCAGAGGGAGTCCAGTTGTAATGCTGTTTGGCACATACTCCTCTGAAGCCTCATATTCACGCGCTTTCAATCGCTCACTTGCGGAGGTGTAGTAGTCATAGATTCCGGTCGCTTCGTTCGATCCAATCTGCTGAACCTTGGCCATGATTGCCATCGCCCCCTGAAAGTCGCCTTTCTCTTTCAGTTCAGCAGCCTTAATCAGAGCATCATCAAACGCTACGCTTTTTGCGAAGGTTGATACTTGGTCAACCATGTACGAGGTATCGGACAATTTTTCTGCAAGGATGCGCTTAAACGCAGCAACAACATCGGCGAATAGTTCCTCACGGATAGTCTTATCGCGTTTCGCACGCTTAAGCATATCCAGAATCGCAGATGAAGAGGGCGCGCTCTTGTACATACGGTAATAGCCCGAAACCATATTAACCAATATGGCATTGGCCGCATTGGCAAATTGGCTAGGCACAACCAGATCTCCCGCACGAGTAAGAAACTCGTGATCACGACAAAAATATGCCGTCAGTCTGTTCTGGAAATCTTCATCAAACTCTTCGGACAGCCCGCGTCCTGTATGGCAAAGTTCGGTCATGTGCTTTCCTTTGTTTTTTTAAACAAATTGTTTTCTAGTATTAGTTAATTAGATAGGGGATCAATAAACCGCCGTGCTTCTTCCAGTTCTTCTGGAAAGTGGGCGGAAATAAGGCGCTCTGGAACGATTTCCATTAGCCAGATAGCGGAGAAAATTGCGCGTATGCGCTTGCTGCGGGGGATGGCGCGTAAACGCTCCAGAATCCACTCAAAATAGCTTTCCTGAATCGGGTTGAACTGCATGTCTCCCATATGCTTAAAGCTAACCAGAGAGTCATCCAGACGGGTTGTTGCGCGTCTGGCTAATTTCTCTTCAAATATCTCAATCAGTTCTGGCTGCCACAAATGCTGTGGGCGAGGCAGCTTGTCCCACAAACGTCGTGCAGCTGCGGAAAGCACGGTGGAGATAAAGTAGTCGTATGAGCAACAATAGCGGTCAGCAAACTGGCGTGCTTTCCATAGCGACGTTTTATTGGGAGTCGACAACTCCTGATAAGGCAGGCGTTTTAACCCGGTGGTGAACGGAGCTGTTTCAAAGTGTTCGCGACCGTGCGTCAGCATGATATTTGAGTACTGACGTTTGTATGCCTCCGTAAACAGACAGGTGGCCATAAGAGGATGCATGTCGCGGTAATCAAACCACTTCGTATCGAAGAGTTCAGCCTCGTCTTTGCAGCGCGACAAACCAATGTTTTCAGCAACCCACTTATCCATAACAGCGGTATTCCACTCTGTCATGAAGTCGTACTGGTCGTTGTCGATGGTGTCGAAAAAGATTTGGCTCATGTGGCTCACCTGGTAGGTAGTTACTTACTTATCACAATGAGCTGATGATAGCGATTGGTGGCAGTTTTTGGAAGTGGAAACGGAAGGGAGTTGTTCTGGTGTGTATCTTTTGAAAGACCTGCTTCCGTATATTTAATAAGTTACTTATTATTTATATATATACAGAAACAGGTCATGAATACTTAATTATTAAGCAATCTGCTCACACGTAGTTTGTTAAGACTTGATCTAGAGGCCAGTTTCGTTAATGCACCTATTGCTTTATTCGTGATTTTTTGCTGTTCTTCTGTTAGTTCTTGCATACTTTTGAATCTGAGCAACCCCTTTCTCACTAAATCCAAAGCATCCTGATTGCGGGATAGTATCCACTTTAAATAATCATCTTCAGAGAAACTGTTAAGATATGCTATGTCACTATGATTAAATTTGCCTTCAATTATTTTGTATAAAACATTCTCTAAATTAGTCTCTTCAGGCTTCTTATCCATCAATTTTTTTTGAATTAGCAGACCTAACTTTTCGTTACCAAATATCTCTACATACAAATTCCGAAAAGCAGTATAAGCATCATCTTGGCTAACAAAGGCATCTGCATATGCCTCTATATAACTATCACAATCAATCTCCAATCTATTTAAGATATCAATCAAGCCTATGAAGTGAGCAACAGGTATGTGTGAAAGATTGTCGTTAATTACACATTTTATCTTAGAAATAAACTCAGATTCATTGTCCTTGAATGAGTCACTAAAAATATCCCAAACATTGTTAACATCACATAAAGCCTTGTGTTCTTTATATTGTTTATTTTTTTCTTCTATTATACCTCGAATATTGCTTTCAGTAGAAAGATAACCATTCTTGAGATAAAAATCTATGTCATCATCGAAAGCAATTTCCGCTCGTTCATAAATAACATCAAGACTATTAATAAATGAATATACAGAATCATCCTTTTTATCATCTAACATGTAATCAAATACATGTATGTTTTTAATTGATTCTTTAAACAAGGCATAATCAACACCTGGAACACCAGAATAGTAAACCACTGAAAACAGAACCAATCTATTGATAAAACTTTCTCTAACCTTATCCTCTGCCAAGCTTAGCTCATTCCTAAGATTAACCAGAGATGTTTTTATTTTATTTAATATACGGATATTTTTAATGCCTAAGTCATTTGCTAAGACTTTTAACAAAAGAAAATCAGAATCAGTTTCATAAAAAACTTTACGTAAGTTCTTCTCAGGCGTAGGATCGTATTTTATTTCGACATCAATTACTTTTTCTCTGTACTCTAAAAACTGTTTTTTTGCAGTTTCATAATGTAAATTATCTTCATTTAAAATTAGAACAACTTTGCAACCTTTTCTTCTTGCTAATTCATCAATTACCCCCATAATTTCTTTAACTTCTAGCGAATTACCTTTTCTTTCAACATCATCAATACAAACCAAATAATTATTAACAAATTTATACTCAAGAGATGACAGCAGGTTATCTGTTTTGAACCCAAAAAAATCGTTCTTTCCGAAATGTATTAAAAATTTTGACAAGGAGTTGTATTTCAACCATCCCCAAAACCCATTTCTATAACGAATCATAGTTCGATCCGTTTCAGATAAAATTAGTTCTTTATATTTCTTTTCATTAATTGGTGTGGCACAATGATAAAGAGCTTTTTTAATATCACCAATAGAGTTAACCCCAAACAAAGAAACATACGAATATGCATTAAAATCTAATCCTTCAGAATGCTTAGTATAAAAACTATTCCAATAATGAGTTTTACCAACGCCCCAATCTCCTTTTATGACGGCAACCCGATGATCTGAAACTAGAAAATTTTTTAGAAATGATTCTATCGATTCCATTAGTATCAATCCTTTAATTCATATATTGGGCGTAACAAACGCCCAATATAATCAACCTTTCTTCATCAACTCTCGTTTAATTTCATCGGTACGCATCGTAACGTCGGCAGCTGTGATCGCCTCGTTAAGCTTCACGATGTCCTCGATTTCCTGCGGTGACTTCTCTGCCAGATGGAAAATGGCTGCTCGAATCACGTCAGAACGAGTGAACTTCTCGAAGCGAGGGATGAACTTCATCATCTCCAGCAGTTCGAAGTATTCGTCTTCCAGTGACATTGTGCGGCTTTTAATTTTCTCTTTGCCACGAGTCGGGCGTCCCTGTGGTCTGACTGGTTGGCGCAAAGGAGTTGTGTTCTTAGCCGGTGCATCAGGCTCTTTGCGCTTTGCTAGGTCACCCATTTTCATGGACATTATTCTTCTTCCTCCAGACTCAACAGATAATCTACAAATTCTTCAAACTCGGCTTCAGCCTTTTTGTCGCGCTCGCTACCGGTCATTTCGAAGATAGAACGACCAGACTCTTCCGCATCATCGTAGACGTTGCGGTTATATAGATTGACTGGCGCAGACTCGATGCCAAACGTCTCGACAATCTCTTTAGCCGCCAGAATGCGAGACACTTGTGATGGCAAAGCCGGGCACTGGTTCATGACCGCGCGGACCTTCACTTTATCGTTTACATTACGAACATTGTCGATAATAGGATCGATGTCACGCAGAGATTTCAAATCACGACGCTTAGGACGAAGCGGGATAATGATAACGTCGGCCATCAGCATCGCTTGTCGCTGAATTTCGGAGTCAAAGCCACCAGCATCTACCACTACAAACTCAGCTCTACCCTGAAGCGATTTTAGGTGCTTAATGATGTCATCCTGGACGTATGCAAAAGGAATCAGCTCAAGGTCTTCGTTCTGTCGACGGTCTTCACACCAGCTCGTTGTCGTGCGCTGAATATCTATATCGGTAATATAAACCTTCTTCTTCTTTTTGACTTTCAGGCAAACGGCAATTTGCTGGGCAACGGTGGATTTGCCAGGCCCGCCCTTTGTGCCGCCAACCACAAAGATCTTGGTCATTAGAGAGTTCCCTTTGCGTATATAATTATCGTCTGAAACAACTTGTTTTCTTATATGTGATATAGCCTAAATGCCTACGGCTGCGGTGTAAAGGTTAAATGGTAGGTGCTGCCTTAGAATTTTTAGGCGAGAATCAATGGCTGTTAACAAAAAAGGCGACCGAAGTCGCCTAATTGTTAATCTTTTAGATATAAACCAACTGGGGTTCTTGTTTTGCGGGAGATGATAAGTACGATAAATTTCTCAACGTTAACTTGCACCTTATTTGGAAACCAAGAGCTTAATTCTGGATCAAGTAACAATCCTCTGTTCCACGGCAAAAAGCCGGTTTCTTTTCCCATCCCATATTCGCCTAACACATCCTCGAACGTCTCAGTTTTTGCGTTGTAAATTCTTACATCACCTGTTCGCATTAATGGACCGGCCCAGATTTTTGCGCCAGGAATGGTCTGATTGTAATCACAGACAAGATGTTCGTACCAATGAAGGAGGAAGCGATACGTGAGGTTGCACAGTCCCCTTTGCCTTATTGCTCTTTCTGTCTCAACACCTGCAATCTGATAGCAGTCAATCTCTACCCCATCCTCGATGAATGTGTATTCACGCAATGCAATTCTGCCTGCTATCGTGTTTCTGCTCTGATCGAGCATGTCGGAACGCAGAATTGCTTGAATAATGTCCGAATCAGACATTCCATCTTCGCCTCTGTCCAGAATGAAGTCCATCAGTTCACCCTGATCTCGTGCTCCAACTTTCTCCATCAGGATATACAGACAGATATCATCATCAGGCTCGATAATGGTTATTTCGGATATTTTGAAAAGCGATGCTTCGTTGATGAGGTAGCCAAAACGTGAAACGCGAGTTTCCCCACGGTGAGGAAACTCATAAAGATTTTTAGAGTATGTGCGTTCTAGTGTAGGTGCCATCTTAGAGCAGTACCATCAGCAGTTGTATTGCTGACAATGCTACCATGAGTATTAAGAAAACGGCGAATTGCACTCTCAATAATTTCAGAGAATTGGTCACTAAACCGTGCTAATTCAGGGTATTGTTTTGCTGGCTTCACAATGAAACGAACACGATCGTTCAGGAAAATCGCTTCAGCCAACGGTTTTACACTGGCACCAGCATTCTCAACATCGTCTTTGAAAGTTACGATGAAGCGAGTGTCTTTTGGCGCAGTCGCATCGTTGTTAAGTTTACGCACCTCAAGTTTGCGCTTATTCAGCACATGAGTTGCGATAACACTCGTGCAATCGCGAATTGTTTGTATAGAACGTTTTTCGTTCAGCATGTGTCCACCTTAGCCGGTATTAACTTAATGTCATAGCGGCGACCCTTGTCAGGGTTTAGAGGCTACGAGTATGCGTCGCAGCATTAATGCAAGGGATGATTTACTTGACATCCATGTGCCAAATCTACCTTGTGCTCTAATAATATGCAAATTTTATGTTAGAAAACTCCTCTTCTGTTATGGTACTTTTCTGCCCCATCCACACAATCGCTCCCCTATCATATTGTGAAAAAGTACCTCTCTTTCAGTCTCTTCGGTCATGAGATCATCACGGCTGATGTATAGCGGTGTAGCCGCATCGCAGAAAAGCACACCAGCGGGTTGAGGCTTAATCACGCAACCACTTATTGTGCAACTCATGATGAACAGTAGAAGCATCCTTGCTCCGTAACTCATCAAGTGTTTCATTTTTGACGTCCAATGTGCTTTGAAGTCGTTTCCTGTCTTCCTGTTTTGCCTTCTCTTCCATTGCTCGTCGCGCCGCATTTCCGCCCATCGTGTAAGCGCCGACCAGAACGAAAAGAATGGCAGCCAGCGTAATCAAAGCAACTTTTAGCTTTGTCATCAGGCTGCCTAGCATATTAGACCATCCCTTTCTGGTGTCTTCTTACCTGCGACCAGGCAATGAATCCGGCCACAACAATAGTGGCAATGCCGAAGATGATGCGTACTGTATCCCCGCTAGAGATATGACCTTGTGCCTTATCCATAGCAGCGGAAACCTGCGGCATAACATCGGCCAGCTGCGCCAGACCAATACCTGCTGTAACAGTTGCGCCTGCAGTTTCTTTAGTTACAGGAACAGCCTTCACGGTTTTCACCGGCTTAACGACGCCAGCTCGACGCAGACCTTCCTCAATAACTTCTGCCGCATACCAGGTGTTCAGCGTTTTTAGCGGACCTCGCCCATTCTCATGGCGAATGATTGCCTCAACCAAAGGTCGAAGAATGTCGTAATCATGCAGATCGATGATCATGTCTGCGGTTACACCAACGGCTTTAGACACCTCATTAATGTAGGCGTCAGTGTTGTTTTCATTCGGCGGTGCCCAACGTTCAATAACTTCACGAATGGTATCGATACTTGAGCCGTCTTTTGCGCGACGTTTGTCGTGGTAGGTAATTAGAGTCACCGCCAGCGCACGAATCCCCCAAACAGGGTCTTTAAACGTGCAAAAGCGCGGTTCGTCTGGATTCGCAATCAGACCTTGCCACGGTGATCCTTTATCAAGATTACCGGGGTTATTATTACGAATGCCTCTCGGAGTCTTCATCCTTGATCTCCTGTTATTGCAGTCCATTTTTTACGCCATACGCGGCTAACCCCAAAAGCAGTGCAGTAATAATGAACGACGTTATTTTAGAAACAATGCCGCCAAAGAACCCACTGGAGATGGAATCTAACCGGTTAAGGAGTTTGTCCAGGTTGGAGTGTTGAATACTATGTTGCGCCGGGGTCATATCACCAAAGTAGGTTTTCAGCTGATCATTGACCTCCTGGCCAATTTCTTCACGTAGCTCTTTACCTAATTTGCCAACAACCTCCCGAGCAACGATCGCGGCAATACGCTCAACTTGCTCTGTTGTAACGCCCGCCATCTCGTTCGACATGTTTTCCTCCATGAAAAGTCAAATCGGGATGGCGGATTTATATCACATTTCACCTTCTTGTTGTAGGTGTGTACTTACTTATCATTCAACATTGCAACGGACTGATGAGAAAGCACCTACTCCAACCCATCGCCAGTTATAGATGCTACCCGCTTTGTATAAGGTATAGTCGTTCACTTTTTTAACAGCATATATGGGTATGACTGTCTCCTGTCCACCAATGATAGCCTCACCATAACATATGGGTGTCGGCAATTTCTGACAGCCAGTAAGAGAGAGAACAACAGCTATTGTTAGAAATAATCTTTTCATCGTTTACTCATCAGTTATACAGATTTCTATTTATTACCGGTACTCTGCCATTTACGCTAAAACTATGGCCGCCATTAAGTTGGTTTACGAATATGGAACTAACAGTATTTCCATATGCCGCATATCCATAAACCATTGTCATGGCCCCGCCCGGTACTGGAACCGCGAACACATTTGCATATGTTGGGATTATCGCTGGCGGGTAATCAAAAACATGCCCTCCAGAACTGTTCCACTCCGTATTATTAAGAAAGGTAAATGAAAGTGGGATATTTGCCGTATTATAGATCTCCTCTCCTCGCGCATTGAAAAAACTCATGCCCCAAGTTTCTTTTTTGGCTATACCTTTCGAAAATACGTATATCGTGGCACTAGAGTCGCTACCCTGACCTCCGAAACTGTAAATCACCTGGTTGTTACGCACTATTCTGTTGGCTATTAATGAAACAGCTTTCGAATAGGCAACAAAAATCATCGGTGAACGATCTGGAGATATTTGGGTGTTAAACTCTGTCCCGCCAGACAAAGAAACAACCTGCTTTCTCTGAAAAACGATAGGAGACAAAGAAGGAGACATCCAGACCTTCCCGTCAGATCGATATATCTTGCTTCCGTACATTATTTTTGAAAAACCAATATGTTTAAATTGCCACTAGCTCCAGACCATGAAATGGTATTTCCAGAAACCGTAAGACTTGTGTATTTCCCATTGGTTACGTCCATTATGTAATAGTCGATTCCCAATCCCGCCTCAACCTCATATGTTCTACTTCCAGAACCAGAGGGAGTAAAATAATCGAGGTAATAAACAGGGGCCAACGCATCGACCATCTCCTGTCTTGATGGCGACCATACCTGTGCACCATAGCTCATAAATATATCCTTATACTTTTAAGCAGGGGCTGGTTTAGTTCCAGCCCCGATTGAAGTTGTTTATTCTTTAGGTGAATTTAACTTCGTTTCAAGCTCCTCAACCCTTTTGGTCAATTGCTGAATATGATGAATGAGTGGTACAACCAAACGCTCATACATCACTCCTTCAGCGACCATACCATTTGAGGAAATATCTTCTGGAGAATCATTATTTGTTGGTTCACGCCAATGGACATATTGCGGGGCAATCTCACCAACCTCTTCAGCAATAAGGCCGTAATACCCCCAATCCTTTCGGTCACCTCGACAAATTGAACGATACCAAACAGGTCTTAATGACAAAAGTTCATCAGCATATCGATCTTGTAATGTTTCAATATCCTTTTTATAGCGCCTTGAAGATGTTGAACGCCAAACTGTATTGATACCTGGGTTTGGATCAATGTACATATTGGCACCGCTAGTAGTTGTGCCAATATCCCATATAGCAAACCCTCCACTACCGCCTGATTTGACAACCAGTGTTTCAGCAATAATATCCAGGTTGCCACTATAGCCTGTCAGTGATGATCTGCTTGCATAGGAACTTAGAAGGTTTGTTACCTCTGTTTTCGTATAAGCATTAAGGTTAGCCGCAGTCAAAGTAATATCGGCAGAGCCATCAAACGCCACACCAGCAATTTTCCTTGCTGTCTGCAATTTTGTGGCTGTTGCGGCATTACCAGTAGTATTCTGATTACCGGTTGTATTCACACCAGGGATTGAATCCTTAGCAGTATATACCTGCGCCCACGCTGACCATGCCGCATCTGTGGTATCTCTTCGTGAGCGAATGAAAACTGGCGCATGTGCACCGCTCGTACCACTCCAGCCAATAAGCAACTCGCCCTCACCAGCAGCACTCGCACCTTTCATGTGCAATACGTTGCCATACGTGGTCGGGTAGCTATTGTTGTACGCCTCGTACATTTGAATGCCAGCAGTGCCTTGAGTAGAGCCGCTTAATGCCGTAACTCGGCCACGAGATACCAGTGTATTAATGTTGATATCGCCTGAGCCATCAAACTTAACACCATTGATGTTTCTCGCTGTTTGCAACTTCGTAGCTGTTGAAGCATTACCGTTCAAACTACCATTTACGCCACCAGTCACATTTAGTCCATTACCAATTGATACCGCACCGCTGGTATTATTAATTGTAATAGGTCGCAAACCGTTCCATGAACCTAATGTGTCTCCTGATGCTGTTAGCATGAAATATGTGTTCGATCCATCATTACGGATAAAGAACCCAAAGCTACCGTAAGCAATGCGGAAACCATTTGCATATTTTGAAATGATCTCGCCAGAAGATGTCAAACCTCCAGATAATGTACCACCGGTAAGAGGTAATGCACCGACATCAGAGGCTGTTGGTTTGTTTTTCGTGTTATATACTCTTCGCCATCCCGGAGAATAATCTGTGCCATTAAATACATAGATAAACTCCGCATTAGTGAGAGCACCAGAGACACTCGTCGTTGTGGCCGTTGTTATACGGATCGTATAATTGTTTGAGCTACTACCGTTATTAAATACCTCTATAACAGCTCCTGCCAATGGAATAACGCCACAACCAGTTTCACTATTTGGTATGGTTGCACTATTGGCATAGGCCCACGCACATCGAGCAATCCATGACTTTGTGTTAAATGCTCCATTATTTTGCAATAACGTCACTAACTGTGCTGTTGTTATTGCTCCGCCATTACTTCCTGTAGTTAACCAACCAGTAGGAGATGCCGGGCAACCTATATTTGCTGGCGACAAGGAAATATTTGCCGAGCCGTCAAACGACACCCCATTGATAGTACGCGCAGTCTGCAACTTCGTTGCAGTAGCCGCGTTGCCCGTTGTATTCTGATTACCAGTCGTATTAACACCTGGCAAATTAATATTCGCAGTACCATCAAAGCTCACGCCGCCGATAGTTCTTGCCGTCTGAAGTTTTGTAGCAGTTGCAGCATTACCAGTGGTGTTCTGATTACCCGTAGTATTTACACCTGGAAGGTTGATATTTGCAGAACCGTCGAAACCAACTCCACCGATAGATCTTGCCGTCTGCAATTTCGTTGCTGTACTTGCATTACCATTTAATGTTCCGGTGATCCCACCAGTAACAGACAACGGACCTGAAACTGTTCCTCCGGTTGTTGGCAGTGCTCCAATATCTAACGGCGTCGGTTTCTGATGTGTGCTATACATCGTATAAACAACACCATCGGTAACGCTGGAAGGCTTACTCGCTGAATATGTTGGCGATGTATAAATAGAAACTGTCGCATTTGCAGTACAATCCCAATGGATATTTACACTAGTCGCATAATTGCCAATCTCAACGTAAATATAATATGTATCGCCGGATGTGTTGATCCAGGCGAAATTCGTTAATCCGACGGCTGTACGCTTCCACAAAGCACCGGTAATCCCTTTGGGGTTTCCATTGCCTGCTCGTAGAACCAGTTCTGAAATGCCTGCCTGATGTGGGGAGCCGACGTTGTAACCAGCGCCACCAATCAATGCGATGTAAACGATGGAACTCGCTTGTGGCATGGTAACCGTAGCCAGTTTGAACCACCCAGCCCCGCCAGAGAAAGACATCGTTACTGAATTTAAAGTACCAATATCTTTCGGCGTTAATGTGATATCCGCAGTCAGTGCTTTACCGTTAACTTTTCGGTTAGATGGCACCCTGCTATTCGCATTGTCATTGGCTGCTTTAACTGCTTTTGGCGTTGCGGCCAGCGATTCACTGGTGCTGTCGACAGCACTGCTAAGTTTCACAACACCTTTGGTGGTAAGGCTTGCGTCTTCCATCGCAACGGCACCGGCAATCTCTTCAGCACGATCAGCGGCAGCTTCTGCACGGGTCGCAGCGGATTCAGCAGCAGCTTTGCTCTGAGATGCAGCCGTCGCACTGCCTGCCGCCTCTGTTGCTTTCGTGGATGCCGTTGAAGCACTCCCCTTCGCAGCTGATGCCTGCTTGGTCGCCTCATCTTTTGAAGCGGATGCCGAGGTGGCTGATGCAGACGCAGAACTTGCAGATTCAGCAGCTGCCTCTTTAGAGGAAGCGGCATTATCTTCAGAAGCCTTTGCATTTGTTTCAGAGGATTTTGCTGCCGATGCTGAATTTTTAGCGGCTGTAGCCTGATTCGTCGCCTCAGTCGCTTTTGCGGTAGCTGTTGTCGCTGACGACGACGCGCTTTCCGCAGATTTTCCTGCCGCAGTTGCACTTGATGAAGCACTATCCGCACTTGCTGAGGCTGCGCTTGCTGACGCTTCTGCCGCAGATTTCGAACTGTTTGCAGACGATGCACTCTGCCCGGCTGCCGTTTCAGATGCTTTTGCGTTTGTCTCTGACGCTTTTGCTGCCTTAGACGAATTTTCAGCTTCTGTTGCAAATGATGCAGCCGCGTTTGCACTCGATGAAGCGTTAGTCTCTGATGCTTTGGCTGCATCCTTAGATGCAGAGGCACTGGACGCAGATGTTGCTGCCTCCGATGCTTTGGTCGACGCTACAGACGCTGATTCTGCTGCCGCTAGATATGCTGATTCTGCGTTCGTTTCAGATTTTTTCGCAGCAGTTGCACTCGCACTTGCGGCACTTTGTGAGGATGCCGCAGCGGATGCACTTTGAGACGCTTGAGAGGCTTTTTCTCCAGCGGTATTGGCGCTTTCTGCTGCTGCGGCAGCACTGGCCGCCGCCTCACGAGCTTTGTCACCAGCGGCATCAATCGCGTCAGTGTTATTTTTATACCACTCAACGTTTTCGTTGTGCTCGTTGACGATCTGCATCAGCGGCTTAACGGTCACTTCTGTACCGTCTTCACGCTCGATTGTCACCTCATCCAGAGCAGTCAACCAACTACGCATGGACTTGGAATCAGCCGACATACGCGACATTAGCGCGGTAAAGCGCGCGCTAAACTGTGTTAAGTCGCCTTCATAGGTAGTAATGATTCGGCACGGAACTTCAGACTGAGTTTCACCGGTATAAGGTTCTGAGAGAACAATGTTCGTATCGCTTGTTACGCGCTTGATCTCATACAGCTTATTGTCGGGGCCAATGACGATCATCCCCGGCAACACACCATTAGCTGTTACGTTCCAGGCTGTCCCAACCCCAACCAGAGTATTACTACCCTGTGTAAATGTGATAGTACCTTCCCTGTACCACATGTTGATGTACTGCACCCATTTTGTTGGACGATGAAATGGAATAGCCCCTAATATGTCAAAGCCAAAAT